CATTTTAGGTGAAGATGCTTTATCTAAATTTGAAGAAGCATATTCAATTGAAATGTATGTAGAGAATGTTTCTGGTTTTGAAGGTGATGGTGATATCATTGGTAAGTTTGGTTTAGAAGTACGAGATGATGTTACTCTTGTTGTTTCCAAAAGACGATTTGATTTATTAGTTGATCAAAAGTCAAATACATTGGCACAAGATCGACCTAAAGAAGGTGATGTTATCTATATGCCTGTCTTTAAAAAATTATTTGAAATACAGTTCGTTGAAGATGAAGATCCCTTTTATCAAATCGCAGATATTCCATTATATAAATTAAAATGTACAACGTTTGAATACTCACATGAAGCATTAGATACAGGTATTTCAGAAATCGATAATGTTGAAGATACATTATCAACTGATATACTAGCACATCAAATATCATTAGAAACAGGTACAGGAACAACTGGTGCATTATTATTAGAAACACCATCTCTATCACAACTACAATTAGACGGTACTGATACTTTACAAACAGACGCAGGTTCTGGTTTAGTATTAAACTCAGTTGACGGTACTGATGCTGATGCAGGTGATGATATTTTACTTGAAGATGAGTTAGGTACATATAATTATCTCATACAAGAAGATTATAGTGTTGATAATAAAGATGATGGTGCTCAGAACTTAGAGTTTACACAAGAATCAGGATTAGACACAGAGTTTGATTCCAGTGATGATATCTTTGATTTCTCAGAAAGAAACCCTTTTGGAGAACCTACTAAATAGAACTAGGAGAATTAAAATATGTTAACAGATAGTTTTTACCACGAAGTTGTTCGAAAGACAGTTGTAGCCTTTGGTTCACTGTTTAACAACTTATATGTTGTTCGCAAAAACAATTCTGGTAAAGTGATTCAAAGAATGAAAGTGCCATTAGCCTATGGCCCAAAACAAAAGTTTCTTACACGATTAGACCAAGATGCTGGTAGAACAGCAACAGACGTAAAGAAAACTTCGATCACATTACCAAGACTTGGTTTTGAAATGACAGGTTTGTCATACGATGCTACCAGAAAGTTAAATCGTGTACAAAAGTTTAAGAAAGTCAAAGGGGCAGATGATAAGTCGATGACATCTCAGTATATGCCTGTACCATATAATATTGGTTTTACATTATATGCTATGGCAAAAAATTCAGATGATGCATTACAAATTGTCGAACAAATATTACCTTACTTTCAACCCGATTATACAGTCACATTAAATTCTATTCCAGAAATGGAAATAGTCAGAGATGTTCCTATTATATTAAATGATGTATCTTATGAAGATTCTTATGATGGTGATTTTCAATCCAGACGTGTGATTATATACACACTGTCTTTCACTGCAAAGAATTATCTCTATGGTCCTGTTACATCATCAAAAGTGATTAAAACAGTACAAGTTGATCAGTATGCAGATATGCCTGTGAATACACCAAAGAGAGAACAGAGATACACAGTCACACCTGATCCAATTGATGCAGACGGTGATGATAACTTTGGTTTCAATGAAACAACATCATTCTTCCAAGACGCAAAAGAATATGATCCTGAAAGTGGAACAGATAAGAATGTGTAATAAATTATGTCAAGCACTGATGATAAATTAAACGAAGTATTAGAAATCGCTGACTTACCAGAAAAAGTAATTAAAACAACACCAAAAGTTCCAAGACCAAAAGAGAATGAAGATGTTGACAGCGATTACAAATACAGTAGAGAAAATCTTTACAATCTAGTTGAACGTGGACAAGATGCCATTGATGGTATTTTAGATTTAGCACGAGAGGGCGAACATCCAAGAGCTTACGAAGTTGCAGGTCAACTTATAAAAAACGTAGGCGAAGTAACTGAAAAATTATTACAGTTACAAGAGAAGATGAAAAAACTAAAAGAAGTTCCAGACAGAGCACCAAAGAATGTCACCAACGCTTTGTTTGTCGGTTCAACAACTGAACTAAATAAACTTCTTAAAGGAAAATCATTAAAGACTGATGAGTAAACAAGATGTTTATTTGGGTAATCCCAATCTGAAAAAGGCAAACACTAAGACAGAGTTTACCAAAGAACAGATTGAGGAACTTCAAAAGTGTATGAATGATCCCATATACTTTTTACAAAATTATGTAAAAATTGTTACACTAGATAAAGGTCTTGTGCCATTTGAATTATATAACTTTCAAAAACAAATGGTACAAACATTCCATGATAATCGTTTTACGATTTGTAAACTTCCTCGTCAGTCAGGTAAATCAACAACTATTGTTTCTTATTTGATGCATTATGTGATGTTTAATGATAATGTCAATGTGGCTATTCTTGCAAACAAATCATCTACTGCAAGAGATATTCTAGGTCGTTTACAACTTGCCTATGAGAACTTACCTAAATGGATGCAACAAGGTGTTATCAATTGGAATAAAGGTTCACTTGAATTAGAAAACAATAGTCGAATTATAGCTGCATCTACATCATCAAGTGCAATTCGAGGTGGTTCATTTAATGTCATCTTTTTAGATGAGTTTGCTTATGTTCCTAACAATATTGCCGAACAATTCTTTAGTTCAGTTTATCCTACAATTTCTTCTGGTCAATCTTCTAAAGTGATGATTGTTTCTACACCACATGGAATGAATATGTTTTATAAACTGTGGAATGATGCTGAACATAAGAGAAACAGTTTTGTTCCTGTTGAAGTTCATTGGTCAGAGATACCAGGTAGGGATGAAAAGTGGAAAGAAGAAACAATTAAGAATACAAGTGAAGCACAATTTCGAACAGAGTTTGAATGTGAGTTTTTAGGTTCTGTCGATACATTAATCAGTGCATCTAAAATAAGAACACTATCACACAACAACCCTATTCAATCAAGAGCCGGTTTAGATATATACGAAGAAGTTAAATCAGGTCATCACTATATGATGACAGTTGACGTTGCACGAGGTAATTTAAATGACCATTCAGCGTTTGTTGTATTTGATATTTCACAGATGCCTTATCGTATTGTTGCAAAGTATAAGAATAATGAAATCAAACCTTTAGTCTTTCCGAATATCATACATCAAGTCGCAAAAAATTATAATCAGGCAGAGATACTGGTTGAGGTCAACGACATTGGTGGACAAGTTGCCGATGCATTACAATTTGATTTAGAATATGATAATATGATTATGGTATCTCAACGAGGTCGTTCAGGACAGATTGCAGGTTCAGGATTTTCAGGTAAAGGATCTCAAATGGGTTTAAGAACAACAAAAGCAGTAAAGAAAATAGCATGTTCAAATCTCAAACAAATGATTGAATCAGACAAATTAATTATCAATGATTTTGATATCATATCTGAATTATCAACATTTATTCTTAAAGGCACCTCAAAATACGAGGCAGATGACGGTTGTTCAGATGATTTAGTTGCGTGTTTACTATTCTTTGCCTGGTTAACTACACAGATTTACTTTAAAGAATTGACAGATAATGATCTAAGAAGTCGTATATTTGAAGAACAACAAAACATGATAGAACAAGATATGGCACCGTTTGGTTTTGTTGATAATGGGGTTGATACAGAGATGACGGAAGATACAATAGACGAATATGGGGTTCGTTGGTCACCCGTTGTACGAAAAGGACTGTAAATTTTGATTATTATAAATAGTCGTATAATTACTAAATTTAGTAAATAAGGAGAACAGACAATGGCATTTTTAGTATCACCCGGTGTTCTCGTAACTGAAAAGGATCTAACAAACGTAGTACCTGCCGTAGCTACATCAATTGCAGGCATCTCCGTTGTTAGTGAAAAAGGGCCGATGGATGAGATCGTTGCGATCTCAAGTGAACAAGAATATGTTGATACGTTTGGTAAACCAGACAGCAACACATTCGAATATTTCTTTAGTGCAACCAACTTTTTACAGTACGGAAACGCATTAAGAGTGGTCAGAGCTGTGACTGGAAACCTAAACGCCGCTAGTGGCGGAGTAGGTGTACAAATCAAAAACACAGACCACTATACTAACAATTATGCTGACGGTTCAGGCTCATCAGGAAGTTGGGCTGCAAGAACTGCTGGCTCTTGGGGTAACAACCTCAAGGTATCTATGTGTACAAATTCAACCGCATTTGAACAAACTCTAACATCAAGTAACTTAACAGCTGCATCTGCTTCAAAAGGTGCAACTTCAATTACAGTTGATGATGGAACTGCTTTCAATGTAGGCGACTTACTTGAGTTCGGCGATATAAGTGGATCTTTTAGCGCTGCTCCTTCTGGTGAGTATTATAAAGTTACTGCAATTTCTTCTAACACTTTGACAATCGCAAGAGTAAACACTTCAACTGATAGTGGCTTATCTGCTGGTCAAACAGGTTTAAAAGATGCTGTAGCAGAGAACGCATACATCAAAAGACGTTGGGAATATTTCTATCTCTTTGATGCTGCTCCAAGTACAACAACTTACGCTTCAGACAAAGGTGGTTCAAATGATGAACTTCACATTGTTGTCGTTGACGAAGATGGTGGTATCACTGGTGTTGCAGGATCAGTCTTAGAGAAATACGAAGGTTTATCTCAAGGTTCAGATGCGAAAAACGCTCAAGGCGGAACAAACTACTATGTAGATGTTTTATACAATCAATCACAGTACATTTACTGGATGGATCACGAAACAACACTATCAGGTGCTGGAGCAGCTGTGACAAATAATACATTTGACAATACAGGAACTGCATCATCAACTATCTTCAAAACTTCACTTTCTGGTGGAACTGATGATAACGTACCAACTGATGGTGAATTAGAATTAGCATACGACAAGTTTGCTGATACTGAATCAGTTGATGTTAACTTCATCATTGGTGGTCCTTCACAAACAAACGCAGATGCTACTGGTGACACAAAAGCAACAATGTTAATTGATCTTGCAGAAGCAAGAAAAGATTGCGTTGCTTTCATTTCACCTGCAAGAGCAGATGTTGTAAATGTAACAGACCCAATTGCACAAACAGAAAACGTAGTTGCTTTCGCAGACGGTTTACCTTCAAGTTCATACGCTGTATTTGATTCAGGTTATAAGTATCAGTACGATAAGTATAACGATGTTTACAGATATGTTCCATTGAATGGTGATATTGCTGGTCTATGTGCTCGAACAGACTTAGTTGCAGATCCTTGGTATTCACCAGGTGGATTCAACAGAGGTCAGATTCGTGGCGCTATCAAATTAGCATACAATCCAAATCAGGCACAGAGAGATATTCTTTATAGAAAAAGAGTAAACCCTGTAACTTCATTCCCTGGTCAAGGTATTGTATTGTTCGGTGATAAGACTGCATTATCTAAACC